TTCCGATCTGCTTGTCTTTCATGATACATATCCATAAACCCATTTTTTTCTGCATAATCTCTATCTCTTCTTGTTTCTTCTAACAATTTATCAGCATCAATCAATCTTCCCATCGTTCGCCCTCCTGTTCCATGCTTTCACAAATTCGCCCCAGTCATATGTACCAGTGCAAAACTCCAAGCCACATTTGCAATGAATGTTAATAGGGTCGCCGCCACTGTCCGGATCTATGAATGTCGGATGCCAATCATCACTTGGATCATACACATCTTTTTCAATATCTATACTGTGTCCGCAGAACGGGCATGGCTTAAGACTTTCACTCATTCTTCACACCCCTTTTCTTCCAACGCATTGTATAAACGCAAGTATATTTCAAAATCATTCGGGTTCATTTTGTCTGAAAGAAAATCCAAGAAATCCTTATTTCGCAAGCATTCTTCCGGCGTGCCGATCGCGCGGTACTGCTGTACCTCTTCCAGTGCCTTTACAGCTATTTCACATGCCTGAATTTCCTTTTTGCAATTCTCTAAATTGCTGTAATACTCACCAAGGCTCTTTCTTTTAGCCGCAAATACCTTTGGCATTATTAACATCAACTCTGCCAATGCATTTCTTGATTGTTCCATAGCATTTTGAATAAATATTTTTGCTTCATCAATCGTCATGGTTGCACCTCCAACAGTTCCGGATGTTCAATCGCATTTCCAAGCACTTTACATTCCCCGCCAAGGACTTCCCAACTTTCAGCCGACAGTCTGTTTGTAACTTGGAAAGACAATGATTCTTCATCCCACAAAACTTCACCGGCACAATCTGCTTCTGCATATCCGCTTTCTGTGCTATATGTATCAAGATAAACAATTACATCATGTTCAAATATCAATTTCTCATCTCGATCTGTCCGTCCAGTGCACCGGCAGATGGTGGATGGAATACATTCGTAAAGTTTCCACTCCCCGCTTGTCTCACTAATTGCGACATGACCATCGGGTGAATCAATACGATTTCCGATAACCCATTCGCCGGTATCAGTCCTTTTGCCACGACATAAAAATCTATTTTCCATGTTCTCCATCCCTCCGTCTCAACTCGCGCTTACAAGCTGCAATCCTTGTCTTGTTCTTTCCACCATTCCGCTCCATTGTCTCAACTGCAAGTCTTATCTGGTTCGATGTGGCGCATTCCAAATCTGCCACAAAGTTCAAATCGGTTGCCGGAAGCGAACAAAGGCTTCTAATCACATTCATGTACATTGGCATCCTCCGTTTCTTTCAGTTTCGCTTCGGCTTTTTCTTCTGTGGAAAAATACTTGAAACCGCTCTTGTCAATGTTCTCAATTTCATATATCGTAAGCTCTCTTATAGGTCTTTTCATAACCATTGCATACTTAGGATTGTTTATATCAACAATAAAATACACATCGTTGCAAGGCAACTTGATAAGTCTTCCCTGTTCCTCTAAGTCCTCGTATTCTCCTAGCTTGGTTAATATTTTATTGTAATTTGCTTTGGAATACTCATTATCTACAACGTCTACAGGGTCGAATGCGTCATAAACTTTATCCGTACATTTTACTGTTAATCTCTCCATGTCTATTCCTCACTTTCTGCCAACTTTGCGAATTTCCAACCGACTATATTGCTACTCGCGGACACGCTCCAAGACGTTGATCCTGCACTCCATGCGCACACTATTCCGTTCTCGTATTTTGCAAAATGTCTCTTTTCCCACGTTTCTTTTTCGTAATCTCTTACCAAAATCGGCGTATCGACTGCAATCTTGCTCCAATCAACAGGTGGTTCAACATACTCACTGTTCGCCCATTCCTGCTTCGATATAATGCAATCATCGCTGTCATAAAAAGCGCAACTCGTGCAGCCTTGCACATCAGAACAAGCACAGATGTTTCCGTCCATCAAAGCAAATGTTTCATCTTTTAACGCGACGTCAACAATCTCCTTCGCATATTTTTCTCTGTTTAACATTACGCGTCCTCCTTATCTAATCCAAATTCATCAATTATTAAGTTTATTCTTTGACCAATTCTTACAACCTCTTGTAGCAATATCCATATATCTTGATCGTCCGGATATTTTTCGTACAACTTTTCCGCAAGCGTAAATATATTCCCTCTGCTACAAACCTTATATTCATTAGGCTTTGTGCAATTATAGTCCACATTGTATTTGCAATTTTTAAAATTACAAGTCGGCAAATCTACCCTCATATTTACGCCTCCAAATCACATACAAACTTAATCTCATCCGCTAACGTTTCAGCTATCATCGGTACAGTTAACTGAAACTGCTTGTAATTAGCTAACGTATCAATATAATCAATAAACTTCTCTGAAAACTGTACCAACTGTTTCCTCGTAAATTTAAACACGGTCTTTAATGCAGCCATGGTCAATGACATATAGTTAAACATCGATGCGCTGGAAAGCCTGTATGCTTCACGTTCGATGCAATGCCCTTTCCATGCATACAACTTCATTAATTGGCTTTGCGGTACGCTATTTACAATTTCTTTAACATTCACTTCGTATTTTTCTTTCAGAACATACGCCAATGCTACTCCGTTCATGTTTTTATCATCTGCCGCAGCTTCGGAATATGCATTTACTGTACGTTCAAGCCTTGCCATGCGTTTTTGACCGAAACCGAATTTGTCATGCAGAATTATGTACCCTATAGCCTGATAATCCTTATATGATTTGATTACAACACGTTCTGTATTCCTTGATTCAAAGTCATTCCGACCGATGATCATTGTGTCTTTCTTAGTAAAGAATGTCGGCTTTTTCTTTTTCTAAGTGCGTTGCTCATTTTTCGTACTCCCTTCTATCCGATATGCTATTAACATATAGTAACTATCTGATCGATTACTCTTTCGGAATACTTCATACTTATTTATTCTCTGTTCTTAGAATCCCATTTAACAAAATCTACTAAATCATATTCGCCAGATTCTTCTTCCTTAATCTCAGGAACAAATACGTTATAATTACCTTCGTTGCGATCATGTTCAATAATTTGCTTCAACATTTCATACATATTTGTAATTCCTAACTGATATGCTCTCTTTTCGCCTTCAGTCATTCCATCACAAATTTCATCATTTTTACTTTCTAATAGATCCTTATATTTTTCTAAGCTTTCTACGATTAATAAAAATTCTTCGTTCATTTATATATTCTCCTATTCATTAATTTTTCCAGTATCTATTACATATGTTTGCCCTTGATGCAGGTATTCCAGAATCTGCAACTCGGATCGCACACCTTTGTTTTATCTCCGTACTCGCATAACTTTCCGCTACCGCAATTTGTAGATTCGGCTTTAAAACGTTCATATGCTTTCGGATCGCGTTTCTCCGGTTTTGAATCATAATAACTTCTAATCTCTTCAGACCTTCTTATTCTGTTTCTTTCAGCCGTTTTCTCTGAATTAGTTCTATACTTCATTTCTCGCCTTTCTCTCCACATCTGCAAAATGTTCAAATACCAAACCTCTTGCAAAATCTGAAAATTCTGTCTTGGAATATTTCACAATGAGCTTTTCTCCTGCATCCATCATTCCGATGTACCAATCATCGCAATTATCTGCTTTGTAGTAGTCTTGATGAAACTTCCAAAAATCCATGAAAAACATCCATTCTTCCGAACCCTTTTCGATCTTTGCACTTGCCATAGCCACTACCTCTAAAACGGACAATCGCCATTGTACGGCTTGAATCCGTCCCCACGTTCTTTCTTTTTTATCTCCGCAACAACATCATCAAACGGTTTTTCGATTTCAACAAACTTCATGTGATCTCCGTCAAACTCCATTGCTTCACGCATTGTCATTCCCTGTCTGTTCTTCTCGATTTTTACACCCTTGGCTCCCTTGTCATTGTCTGACAGATTCCACAGCATAATTATGTTTGACGCGTCCTGTTCGATTGCCCCGGATTCCCTCAACTCTGCCATGGTAGGCTCTTTTGTGTCTCTGCTTTCGGAGGCCCTTGTTATCTGCGAAAGTGCTATCACATGGGTATTTAAGTCTCTTGCAACAGATTTCAAACCTCTTGAAATTGATGCTACTTCTTCGTTTCTTCCGGAATATCTGTTATCCGGCATAAGCAATTGCAGATAGTCAACAACGATAACATCAAAGCTTTGGTGCCTGCATTCTGACTTTATTTCTCTCGGAGATACAGTACCGGACGCAATCCATAATTGATAATCGCTCATTTCCTCATTCGCTTGGTTAAATTTTTCCTGTTCATCACCAAGAAACGCTTTTGCCCTTCTGATTCTCGTTAAGCCGATTTCCGCAAGCCTTGAAATAAATCGCTCATACACCTGTTTATCACTCATCTCCAAGTTGAAATATGCGACTTTAAGTCCTTTTTTTGACATATTCCCGATAATCTGCGTTGTGAGTGCGGATTTTCCAACTGCCGGTCTTGCAGCAATTACTGTTACATCACCGCGTTCAAGGTCTCCAAACGCATCATCAAGTTGCGATAACCCGATTTTTATACCACCTTCTCCGACGCTTTCATTGAAATATTTGTCCCTATTCTCAACTGTAATCTGCTTAATTGGTTTCAGTTTTACTTCTTTTCCCTCTTGCAAATGTTCAAGCCTTGTAAGAAGATCGCTGATTGTATCATCAATGTCACATGGCTTTAAACTGGATTTCTGATACATTTCACGAACCGTTCTTGCTTTGTATTCTTTCGCAACCGCATCGGCATAACTTTTAACCATGGTCGAAGTGATTGTCCCGGTAATACAGGATTTCATCAATTCACTAATCTGTTCCTGCGTGTATTTGTGGTTCTCAAGTGCCATTGATAAAGACATGGGATCAATGCTTTCATTCCGGTCATACATTGCAAGCATTTCCTTGTATGTGTCCTGCGCGAAATCCGAACTAAACATTTCCGGTTTCAGCGTCCGCCAGATGCTATTTAACACATCATTGTCAATCAATATGCACCCGATCACTCCGAACTCTGCTTCTGTCAACTGCAATCACCTCGTTTCTCTACAATCTGCAACCAATAATCACAATCATTTTTCAGCCAATCAACATATTTTGGAATGTACCGAAAATCCTTATCGTCTGGATTTTTTTCTTGATAGTCACTCAAATATGCTTCTGTGGCTTTGTATAACAGCCGTGCAATGTCCGGTTGGTTCTCTTCGATAACTTCTAGCACCTTATCCATCCAAGCTGTTTTAGAGGTACTGTACGCTGTTTTCTTGGGGTATATACTAAAAGTCTTTTTCCATGCATCGTCAAAATCAAACAAATCACCAGAATCGGTCGACAGCGAATTTTCTTTTATATTTTCTTTCTCTTTATCTTCTTCTTTTTCTTCTTCTTTATCTGAAACAGCGACGTCAGACGATTTATCGGGCGATTTTTGCTCAATTAGGTTCTTCTGCTTCTTTCTCCGGTTCTGCTGATATAGCCTGTCGCGTTCCTTTTTCTTCTCATAAGCGTCAAGTGTTTGGTGCTTATTCCAATTCGGAATCGTTATCACGTTGTCAACAACTTCAATCATTCCAAACTCTTCAAATGTCTTAAGCGCAAGCCTTACCGTGTTCAAATCTCTGCGGAAAATGGTGGCAAGCATTTCATCCGTGAATGGCAATTTGTTGCTCATCATAAACACACCATTGTTATTCTGTTTTCCAGCAAGAATAAGAAGTTTGAACCAAATCGTAATGATGCTATCCGCGCTCGGCATACTCTCAATCAGCAGAATCTTTTCATTGTCAAAGACATCTGTTGTAATCTTAATCCACTTGACTTCTGCCATCTAATTAATCACTCTCCTCATATGTATTTTCAGAAATCAAAGCCATAAACTTCTCATACTGTTTTTCAGAAACTTTGTTACCATGTTTCTCTGGCTTCAAGCGGATTTCAAGGTGCTTTTCAGCGATATGCGATAATTCCTTGGCAAGACTCTTTTTGCCCTGCTTAATGCCGTCATAATAGCCTTTTGCCGGACGGTAATCATCAATCTTAGCTTTTCCCTCGCCCTGTGAACCGCTTGTCTTATTGCGAAGCTGATAACCTTTGTCTGCATAGTGTTTAATCCAGAACTGTTCCTTTTCGTCCAACTCTGCCACAGGATATTTCCAACACTCCACATGCCAGCCATAATGATTTTCTTTCGTGTCGAACAATCCATGCTTTTTCAATGACAGGTCAATATGCTGGTACCCTGTAAGGTGTTGCGCAAGTCTTGTCAGAATATGTTTAGCCTGTCCTATGTATGCGTATTTGAATCCGTTTTCATCCTGTCTAAGCAATATATAGATTCCGCTATCCTCATCAAGCTTTGGATTCAATGCAAGCCATTTTTGCTTATTCTTTTCCTCTATAGCTTTTGCCTGTCTAAACTTCTTATAGTCCACTCGATCACTTCCTCTCCAATGGTTTAATGCTCATTTGAGCCACAAACTTTCCGTAACTCATCCCGGATTCTCGGGCCAACTCGTTAATTTCTACGATCATTGATTTCTTACTTTTCTTAGATTTCTTGGTGTAATCTCTCTTTTTGCGAGGTCTGCAATCTATGCAAAGCTTCTCTGATTCGTTCGGCGTGCGAAAAGTCCGCCCACACTTCGGACAAACTCTGTCGTACACGGTCTTTCCGGATTTTTCGGCATTCATTGCCTGATGCCAGCGGTGTCTACATTTTGGACTACAATCAAGCTGTGTTGACCGCACGGGTTCAAATTCGATTGAGCAATATCTACATTTTCTTGTCATTTCTCATCTTCCTTTATGGGTGGCGGTGCATGGGGGATGCACCGCCATGGTATAGACGGCTTACAATAAAACTGTGATAACTATTGTTTTTCGCCAAACGAGATAGTTTCTTTTAGGCTTTCGCCAAGGTGTTTCAACCTAATGTTTGTTCTTTTAACTCTTCAAGTGATTTAAAATACTCACTGCCTTTGATTTCGTTGAATCCCTCTTGTTCCGGTGTAATGTCATCATATCTTGATGTATACATTCTCAAATACATTTTTCCGTTGTATTCGAATCTCGAAACCGAGTAACCGCCCATATGCAATTCTCTGAAATAATCTCCCTCTCTAATCGGATAATTATTGATTACAATGTTTCTCTCGATGCATAAGTTCTGGAACTCTTTTAGTGTCTTACTATTCGCTCTAAACTTCCGCATCATCACATCCGAATCGCAAAACAGCTTGACAGGCTTTAATAATTCCCTTCCGAATTTCTGATTGTTTTCCTCGCAAGACTCGATATATAATCGAATCTCGCCCTTTTGAAAATCTTTAAAAGGTTCATTGATCGCGCCATCACCGCAAATTTGATAGCATTCGCCGGCAATCCCTTTCTTGTCAAAGAACTCATTTATTAGTTCCCGTCTTTCCTCTGAATGCTTTTTGAAATCTCTAATCTCTTTCAAAAACCGCTCATTGGATACGATATAGAATTTCTCCATGCTTTCTCCTTTCAGAACGGACAAAGGTTCATATCAACCTCTAGCCCTTTTTCTGCAACATAAACATTCGCTCCACATTTAATTGTTTCTTTCGTTCGTTGTAGGAATAACGCGGGATCTCCGCTTGTGTCCGATAAGTGTATTAATACGACATTCCGTAAAGCTGGGTTGTCGTTTGTCTGAATAAATTTAAGCGCCGTATCAAGGCTCATATGACCTCGCAAACGGTGTTCGTAGTTTGGCTCATTCCGGTCTGCCAAGTCCATGCTATAATTGGCTTCAACCATGATATGCTCAACCTTCATGCCGGAAAAGTCATATCTGCAATACTCCAAGTCGGTCAAGAATAACAGCTTACCCATTTCCTCATGCTCAATTAAATAGCCGTAGCACTCTATTTCTGTATCATGCGGTACATTGAAGGGGGTAACCGTAAAACTGCCGATTTGTCGTGGTCTGCGTGGTGGAATGGCTATTGTACGTTCTCCGGTTATGGTCTCAAGTGCGGTCTGCGTTTCAAATGCCGTATAAACCGGAATACCAGATCTCATGAAATCCTTTATGTAGCGTGCATGGTCTCCGTGCTCGTGGCTTACAATGCATCCGGAAACATTTGCTATTTTCCAATCAATCATTTTCTTAAAATCAAGAAATTTGCATCCGGCTTCTATGGCAAGGATTTCGCCACTGCTGCTGATTAAAGCGTAACTGTTGCCTGCCGATGATGAACCGCAACATCGCATAAGCATTTAAACCACCTCGCTTTCTTAATACAAATACTGGAGAATCGGGTATAAAAACTGACCGAATATCATAAGAATCCACATAACTGGGATGAATACATCACTTTCCCAAACTTCCTCTCGCCGAATTTTCTTGTAAATATGAAATCCAATCACCCAAACAAGCCAAGGAATATATGCTATTAGTCCGAATAATACTTTTCCCATACCCTACTCCAATTCTTCCTCTGCCGGGAACTGAAATACTCCACTCAAACCCATAGTAAGTTTTTCGTCAATTCCATCTGGCGGTGTCTTCACCATCTTTACAAGATTGTGACACATATAGGCATATCTCAATTCTTCCATGGCTTTCTTTGCCTTTTCTTCGGTGGAGTATTTAGCAATAACAATGTCACTGACAAGATCATCTATCCCTGTAAGGTTCTTGTTCAAAAAATAGATTTCTCCCTTAAACCTCTGAATAACTACTTGCTCATACGGAATATCAAGTGCCCCGTCCTGTGATATAACTCTCATAAAAAACCTCCCTAATCTTTCATAAAGTCCGGTACATTCTCATCATTCTCAACGACTTTCTCCGGCTCAACTGCTGCACCGTCGGTCGCTTCGGATTCTGCTACAACAAACGGCTCTGAATTGGCGTTTTCGGCAATTTCTTCCTGTGTCTGCACATAGGTTTCATCAAGCTGATTGAATGACTGCTTTGCCATGCTATTGAAGTCCTTGCGATACTTCTTAATTGCATTGTTGCGCATTTTACGAACAATCATTGATTCCGGTGTGTCAAGCCATGCCGCGCTGATATAAGGCTTTGCAACTTCACATTCCAACATTTCATCAACGGTTGCGCATTTTCTCAAAGCATCGAAAATCTCCTCTTTCTTAGCCTTGATTTTGCTCAACTGCTCTGCTGATGCCTTGTAACGATTCTGACAAATTCCGAAAGTCTCATTCATCAGATTGTTGCGCACATGAGCAAACAGATTAACTTTTACACCATCTCTCTCTGCAATCAGATACTGAAATGTGCCGTCCTTTAATTTCAGAGGATAAACAACACGGACAACTTTCTGTGACCGTCCCATTTCTTCCCATTCCGGTGGCGTCATTTCGATACCCTTATGCTTTGGATAGGAAAACTCGTCGCCGTCTTTAACAAGCCAACAAGGATATACGGTATCTACATTTTCTCCGTAGTTACGAAGTAACGCATCGTTTCCGTCTCCCTCAATTCCCATTTCTACGACCTGCACATAGTCGTCTCCGACTCTCTTTGTTCTAAGCTGAAAATAGCACTCTCTCGGCACTGCATTAGCATTGAGTTTAAGGCTTGCGCACTGACCGACAACCTCTCGCAGATTCGATGTATCAAGTCCGTTTAAATCTTTGATTTTATCGCTATCCTTAACAAGCTGATAAATGCTTGTCATAGCTGACATGGCACACTGCTTTGAATAATCATCATACGGCACACCGCATAACTCGAAATCTTTTGTAACAAGATTCGTGATTGAATTAGTCCATTGGCTGACCGCAGTGTTAACTTTCTGTACCTCTAAACTGTTGTTCTCTGCCATAATTACTTATCCTCCATTTCACTAAAAAAAGTTTTGAGAGCTTCTACCAAGCGTTCCTTTTCGCCTTTTCTTGATATTTCTTTACCATCCTTAGACAACTTCTTATTGCTTGCGTTCTGCAAAACAAGGTTGTATTTCTTATCTCCGAGAACCTTCCTTAATACCCCTAAAAGACTTTCAAATTCAACCATGATAACCGGCTCTCTTCCATTTACTTCTACTGTTCCAAAATCTGATTTAATCATTTCTGTTCCTCACTTTCTTCAAATTCTTTTAACTGCCCTGCTAACTTCTTGCACTCTTCCGCAACGTATTCTTCGGTGCGAATAACATCGCCGTCATAATGACACTGATTTTGAATATCTAAAATTCTTTCAAGTTCATCCCTGCGTTTCGGGAACTGCTTGATTGCATACTCGTAATCCGGTCTATCTCCTGCATGTCCGCAATCAAATCCGAACCACCACAAATCACTCTCGATTGGATAACTTGAATGCTCTCCACCGCCTGCATATGTAATGCCACCGTGGCACTGAAAATATGCTTCAATGCGGATTCTTTCATCTTCATCCAGGCAAGCACCAAGCAAAGGAAAAATCCCGCTTACTTCTCTGTCTCCGACATCAGCTTTCTTGATTTCAAGGTAATCACTGTAATCCTTTCCGTATAATGGATGATTCTTTGGAATGCCGACATAACCGCATCTGTGCCCGATATATCCAAACGTGACAATGCATTTGTATCCCGCATGTTCAAGCTCACGCTCGACAATGTACCGTTTCTCTGGCTCCTCATACTTCTTCACGACCGCCATCTTATCAGCACCGTAGGTTTCCACCCACTTCATATCCACGGTTTCATCCGTGACCGTCAGCTTTGCACCCTTGGCATTTACAACCGTGTCATCGGCTTTTACAGAATCCTCGGTGCGGTACACGTAGCTTCTTGTGCTGTTTGGAAATTTTGCTTTGATATACTGCATTTATCATTTCTCCTCAATTTTCAAACCAAATGGAACATTTCCGTTAATAATAGATTTCCAATGTGCAATAACATTTGGATTAGCACTTGGATTGCATGGTTCCGTTGGAGCAAACATAAATCCGCTCTCCTGTTTCTTATTTTCCTCATCCCATTCTTTCATAGTTCCAAAACCAAGATGCTCATAGAATTTTGGATTGTCCTCATATGTCGGGTATTCCGGATGCTGTTTCTGCCATTCCACAACATCCACTTTAAACTTTTCCATATCAATAACCCATTTATCATGAGCAACCTTCCATTTTTCCACTTTATCGTTATTCTGGTTAATTTTGTTTTGAGCTTCTTTCTTGACAGATTCCCAAATTTTACTGCTTATAGATATAAAAGAAGCTTTATACTGCGGATAAAGAAGATTGTCATAATCAAGAATTTTCAGCCCTGTCTTATTGTTCTGAAAGTTCCATTCTCTAATAACCTGCCACATAATGCATCCGGCTTGAAATCCGGTAATTCCACCTGTCGGAGAATTGTCAACCGCGCACATAGCTGCTATTCCCGCTGCTGCAACTGCGTGGCAAATAGTTCCATAATCATGCGAATAATCTTCTGTTAAATGCCTTACAAATTCCGGAAGTGTTTCCACAGTCTGTTTTTTCGCTTCTTTGTACCATTCATTCTGGATTTTCATTTCCTCTGTAATCTGCTGTTTCATCTTCTAAACCCTCTCTTTCCTTTATTCCTCGTGTCTTTTTCGCAATACGGAAGAGAACAATGTCCGTCTCTTCCCCAGAACCCTTTACTTGCACTCTTCCAACGCTTGCACGACATACACCGTGCATCCGGCTGTGTGATGTTGTTGCTTATTCCAACTCTCGACATTCTGTGTCCTCGCTTTCTGCATCGTTAATTGGCATATCTAATGTGACCGCAACATCTCTGATAAACTCTTCCGGAATATAGATTCCTGCCTGTATGCATATCGCATACTGCACCTTTGCAATACTTGTAATATCAGAACCTTGCTTTTCCATTGTCTTTGTCAAAACTTTCAGCAGATTAGCCACACCGCCATGTGACTGCGGAGTTTTCCTTGCTGACATACTCCGAATCTCTTGAATATCAGTTTTCATATTCTCCATGAATTTACTTCTCCTCTCATCGAACCATTTTTCAAACGCATTCCACAGTTCTAAGAAACAGTCCGTTTTAAGTATTGCATCCTCGATGTTAGTGTATCTTTCCGAAAGAAATAGGCTTATTATCTGTCTTGCGTGCTTTTCAAAATATAATTCGCAACTAGCTTTCAAAAAGTACCGATACCCGAAACCGCATCTGCCATTAAACCAAGAAAATGAGTACCATGTGTTACCTTGAAAATACGTATCGTATTTCGTATCCCACTTGGTAAACATTGGTTCTTCGCCCTTTCTATGTACCAAACGCTTAACACATTTCTTATGGAACACTTCTTCGCACATAGCTTTGAATGTTCCCATGCAGAACCTTTCAGCCCCAATGTCAAGTGGTTCTCCTGCTTCCATGTATTTGTCAATGATTTCGATTGCCTTTGCATTTATTGGATAGTCCATATCACATAGCTTCAACTTTCAACTGCTCGTCCTCTGAAACACTCAAAAGAATTAACTGTGCATCCATATCCGGTACATTGAACTCATTCAGCGATTCGGCGTTATCTACGAAAATCGGCACGCTCACACCGTATAACTCACTCAATGAGCGGATAATATCAAGTCCGGCTACAATTCTGTGACCGCTGTTTAAAGTCGAATACGGTACGCCATTCACGGTACACTCACAGCAATCTTTCATGCCGCCATTTAACTGCATTTCAAAGAGTTTGAAATTTACGGTCTTGAAATGGCTGTTGATAGATTCAGAAACCTTATTCAGCTTGAAACGAATGAACTCTTCCAAGAGATAAAGCATCTGTTCCTGATCGGCAACTTTCTGCCCGATTTCTTTCTGCTCGTCACGAAACGTTTCGATACGATCATCAATCGCCACATTGTTAGCCGCCTGCGCAATAACCTTGTTCACTTCATCAAGCTGCGCCTGCAGATCGGCTTTCTCGGCTTTTAAATCAGTAACAACCTTGTCTGCGCCCTCGGATTCCAACTTGGCAATATCAGCAAGAATCTTGTCATGTTCTGCTTTCAGCTTCACATATTCTTCATTCTGCGAATAATCAGCTTCGCTCGGGATCTCGGATAACTGCTTGGAAAGTTCTTCTTTCTTTGCAATGGCATCCTGTTCTTGTTTCTTTAAAGCGTCAATTTCTGTATTCAGATCAGCATTTTTCTTTGTCAGTTCCTCGATCAGATTTTTCTTCGCAAACCCATATGCCTTGATTTCTTCCAAGTTGGATTCTTTCTGGGTAATGAAGTCACTTTTTGAATCATTTAGTTTCCGCTTTGCATCTGCCTTGGCTTTTGTCTTTCTTTCTTCAAAATCAGTCTTCAACTGCTCAATCTTATCAGCTGGCAACTTCCGACCGCACAATGAGCAAACAGTGCTATTTTCGTCAAATACCCACTTGGATTCATCAAAGAGATACGGTGTTTCATCAAATGCCTTGGCTTTCTCGGAATTATACTGTTCACCCAACTTCTTCCGTTCGGCATCTGCGTCAGCAATAGCCTTTGCATTGTCCGCAATCTGCTTCTCTTTTAAAGAGATTGTTGCTTTGAAATGATCCATCTCATTCTTGCAACCGCATAAATCAGCATCAATATTGCTTCTCCGATTGGATAACTCACGGTTCATCGTCTGCGCGATGCCGGACATATCAAATTGCAACTGCATTTCCTTGCTTCTCAAATCGCCTAACGTGCTACCGGCATTCTCAATCTTCTTATCACATTCAGCGATTCTTCTTGTCAGATCAGCCTTGGCAAGCTCCTGCTCTGCCACATCCACATCAATCTTAGATTTTTCTGCTTCATCAATACGTACCGGAATCTCTGACTGTTTCTTTTTCCACTCTGTAAGAGCTTTCTGAAATTTTGTACGAATATCATCCGTGGACGGTGCTTTCTCCAATTCATCAATCAGCGGTGCATACTTGGCATCGGTCTGTGCCAGTTCCACATCGGAAACCTCTGCAACAAGTTTCATCAGAATATCTCGCTGATCTTTCCATTTCAAAGAAGAGAAATACTGCGGATTTGTCAGCATCTTAAACATTTCCTCGCTCTGCGCCAAACCGGAAATATAAGCCTTAAATTCAGCTTCACTTTTCGGATAGCCGTCAATCTCATAAGAATTTGGGTTTCCCTGCAATGATACCGTATTAGTTCCACGCTTCTTAACCCAATTCTGTTTCTGAACCTTGGAAAGTTCTACTTCCTTGCCATCAACATCCAGAACCGCTACAACCTTGATTTCTACATTGTCTATGCGCTTGCCGTCCTTATCCAATGGACGAACATTGAACTTTTCCTCTCCGGCACTGTTCTTGTTAAACAGCAACCATGTGAACGCATCAAAAATTGTGGTCTTTCCTACTGCATTCTGTCCTTTAATACTTGTCTTATTAGAGAAATTCACATCAAGTCTCTTAATACCTTTGAAATTCTCCATATGTAACGATTTTAAAATCATTCGCATTTTTACACCCCCACGATTCCTTTTATTGATAACTCATATGTAACTTTTTCCACAACGCGACCATCTTTACACGTTTTCTTATATCTCCTGCTCTGTAATCTGCCGTATGTGCTTACCCTATCGCCTAAAGCAAGTGAGTCCGTATACTCTGCGCACTTTTCCCATGCAATGCAAGTAATCAAATCCTCTTTTCCGTTTTCTCTTACGTTTTTGAGTTTCACATCACAGATTTTACGGCCAAGTGGTGTTTCTCTAAGCTGCTTTTCCTCGATAATTCCATCAAGGCTTACTTCATTCAAAGGACTATCATCCTCTGGCTTTGTGATTGTATCCGCCATAACATACATAAGAATGGCTTCTCCAGACCCTGTTTTTACGTGCCGGGTAATTATCTTCCCATTGACACATACCGTTCCGCTGATTCCTGCATCACAGATTTTTTCATCAAACAGCACCGGAAGTATATCTGCAACACCGCTTTTTCTTTCAACTCCGATAAAGAATTTATAAAAAATCTTACCGTTTGATTTATGGCTTTCCCTTGGTGCGGAAACAACATCACCGATCAGTGTTATTTTGTTCTCCATTGCTTCTCCTTTCCATTTCTCTGTCAAGAACCTTTTCAAATTCCTCTTTATCGTCTTGTTTCTTCTTGCCTTTGCCCTGCATCAGTGCAACTAAAGCTTTTCTTTCATAATCGCTACAACGGATGCCACTAATAGTCATGCTTACCATGAGCATTTTTCAATCTGCTTTCTCCTTTCTCGTATTCTTCGGTTTGTTTCCTCTCTTGATAAATCAATGGTTATCTTTATCTCTGCGATCAGTGTTATTACAAAGCATACAAATGCAATCACTGTCGGAATGTTGATAACCGAATCAGATGAATCAAGGAAGCAACAAGTAACCATTCCAATTAAAAAGCTGACATATTTAATAACCTGGTATATCATTCCCATGCTCCTTTCAGAAACTTGTTTACAAAGTAAACCTGTCCTTTTCCGGTAACTTTCGTTGTCTTTGTGATTCTTACTGAACCGTCCGGATTCTGAATGTTGCTTTCCTTAACCTCGAACAATCCCTGCTCCACATATCTCTGTTTTGACATGTTCCTAGAAGTACCGCTTTTAATAAGGAAGTTATTCTCTCGCAACCACTCAAACAACCGCTTCTGTCCAATCTGCACACCGTTCTGACAAATCAACTTTGCCAAATCTCCGATCAGAATTGACGTATGGCTCGTTGCAACCGCATCAGCGAAAATCTCTTTAGGTATCATTCCTTGGATTCGTGAGTCCTGCATGGCAATGATGTTGTTCTTTTCGTCAATCTTTCGTTGTGCCACCATAAGTGCCTTGGAAAGCAACTCTTCATCAGACAAGGTTTCCTGCCCTGCTATGTAACCGCCATTCTTACGGATTGACGGAAGGACTTCTTCCATTACCCATTTTTCAAACTTCTCTGCGCTAGGTAATTTTGATTTCATAATGAGTCGGTATAAATCCCCCTCATTTATGTATGACATCTGTTGCACTCCACTAGATGTAGGGGTGTCACGTTTTGTTACCCCCTTGCAATGGTCACTAATCGCTTTGCGTGGGTTCGTATAACCAAGTGCGGTTGCAACATCTGTTGCTACAAAATACGGTTTTCCATTAATCTCTGCCATTCGGACTTCTCCGAATTCTTCATTATTAAAAATCTGTAATTCGTTCATAAATCTCCTTTCTGTGGTATAATCCCCTTATCATCAAATAAGGGAGGTGAATTTTTGAACAATGAATATGTATCTGCCTACGCTATCGCTAAAATTTGTGGATGTAATGATTCTTTCGGTGATTTCAAAACCAAGTACGACCAATACTGCGAAGAAATCAAAAAATCTCTACCCAAAGAAGAAAATCAATTATCCAGCGTAGAGGTGGCAGAAAACCCATTCCGTAACATAAAACATTTCTAACATGTTTTAATGACCGGAGAAATGGCGGTAAGAACTTTGACGGATAATTCAATGTTTGTATCTTCGATTTTCTTATCGCCATCCAAAATACTTTGGTAATCATCAACAATATCCATTGCTATATGCTGTGCCAATTCATCAAGACCGATGTATCTATCCTTGTCTTTCTTTACGATTACGGCTTTTCCTTCTTCGTCTAAAAGCCGGTATCTTTTTCCTTCCATTCTTTTCAGTTCCTTTCTAATTAAGAAGAGAATCAACAGTTACATTTAAAACCTTTGCAACGGCGTTAAGGTTTTCTGCACTAGGGCAAGATTCGTTCCATTTGCGGATTGTAGCATTGCTAAGTCCTGCTTCTTTCTCGACTCTCATAATGTTTGTACCCTTTTCATTGCAAAGCTGCTTGATTTTGTCGTAAAGCAAATCGCATACCTCCTTTTCTATAGACTTAGAAAATATTCTATTGACATAATGTAGATAATATTCTAAAATAAGTTTGCCAAATGAATTTAAGAACAGTCTCTATTTATATTTCGTAGAACATTTTCTAGTTGATAAAGCCATTATATAGAAGATGTTCTAGTTTGTCAACCCATTTTATAGAAATTGTTCTAGTGAAATGGAGGGAAATTATGACACCGCTAGAAAGAATTAGGTTATTATGCAAAAAATCAGGGATTAGCATGACTGCCCTAGAAGAAAAGCTGGAATTTAGCAACGGCTCTATATCAAAACCGAAGGATATTCCATCATCGAGAATAATAAAAATTGCTGAATATTTTGGAGTGAGTACAGATTGGATATTGACAGGCGAAGAAAACTCCGCATTTTCAGATGAATCGGCTCATCTTATATCTAAAATAAGAAACGATGCAGACTTGGAAAACGCCATAAAAAAGATACTTGCCCTTTCAGATAAGAAGAAAAAGCACGTTTTTGAATTGATTGATTTATTGAGTGAGGAATAGTTATGTATAGAAAAGAATATGGATTTTGTGAATTGGTTAATAAAAATGTTACAATAGAAGTTGAACAAGTTCCATACAATAGCAACGAAGGAACTGTATACGCAAAAGGCAAGATACGTTGCGGTTATAGCGACACAACGTATCATTGCGAAAGAAACGATTGCCCTATATGGCGTGGTCTTGATTCTTAAATTTAATCTCAATCTCGCTCTCTCCGTCATTTCCTTCTAATCTTGTAACAAACGGAGAGTCTATTGACATATTGATGCAATTAAAATCAAGGTGAACAACAGGCATGGATTGCGCTTTCTTTTCAAATCGTATACTGCGCACTCCATGCACAACATGACCGTCAATCAAAACTTCGCAATAAATGCTATCTTCATCAATTGACCTGATTTCAAGTTTTGAATTTTTCATTTCTCAATCTCCTTTACAATGTCAGAAATTATTATGTAGATATAACGCAAAATCTTTGAATCATCGATTTTATCAAGTAATTCAATTATCATCTTTTTAAAGTCCATAACAAAACCCCCAATCCTTATACCCCATTATAGAACGTATGTTCTGCATAGTCAATCCCCAATTATGGGCGGAGCCATGCCAAACCCCACCCATGCCAGAACTTGAAGTGTCCTTTCGGACAAGTCCATAGTATCACTGTAATATGCATGATTTCAACATTTTTCGGTCGCAAGTTTCGACAGAAAACATCATTGCAGAGAAGCGGAAAGCTGTTTCTCAATCTCTTCTTGCACTTTTGCGCGCCAACGCATAGGCACTTCATCAATCGTCATTTTCTTGTCGATAAGAATACGTCTTACATAAAATTTAACCATATCCTACACCTCACTTTCTGCGGCAATGCTTGCCAGTTCTTGGATTGCTTCTGCATTTGCTTCATGCCCTGCTTTAAGCTCATCAATTGCTTTCTCCATCTCCGTCTTTGTGCGAAGACTTACGGTCACAGTGTATGTACCATCCTCTGCGCCATCCTCTCCCATGTTCGGCATATATGAGAATCCTTCATACTTAAGATTCTCATACTCTCCAGAAGTCTGATCATTGTGTGTAAATGTGACCTTTGAGATATTCTCCGATGAAAAGGCATCTGTGATTGTCTTGATTCCGTCAAAATCTTTCGACTGAATCTGAATATTGCCGAGACTCGCTCCTTCGGCAATCTCGAACTCTGTTTTGTTTTTCAAAATTATTTTGTCCATGTTATTTTTTCCTTTCTATAATAAATGGTTTATAAGTTACATTTGAACATTTGTTCGATATATTTTCTTAAACGGCAGTTTAATTGAGCGATTTAGAAAATGTATTAAAATTTCATATACTGATTCGTCTGATAATGGTGTAACGGTATCATACGGTGGCGTTGCAATTGCTTTAATCTTTCAAGGTGGAAGCTTAGGTTGTGCACTTTATTTAATTAATTCAACAAATTATACGTTTGATGCAATAAAAATTATTGATACACTAACAAGTTTTCCGGTTACATTTTCGTCAGAAAATTTATCAAATGCAACATTTAGGTGCTCATGGAATACCGCTGGTTACGGATTTAACCTGATTCCACTTACATAGACAAAAGATGAGTGGTATATTTCGTTTAGTATACTGTAATATCTAGCTTTGATGTCGAAAACATCATATAGCCCATTGGTAATGGTAACAATGTGGCTAGTGGATGGATTACGATTATCAAAGATTCATGATTTTATATATTGTTTGCAAGCTCAACGCTGCACACAACTACTTCTCCATCAGATGTTTCAGGGACAATTTTGCAATTACTATAGGCTTTTGCAGAGATAATAATATTGGCCATTGGAATATTCAACAATGTATATGTTCCATTATCATACCCTCTACTGAATACATCAAAATACAAAATATTAGATTTTCTAACAACTCTAACTTTTGTTAAATTAAGTGTTCCAATACCTGAACTAGAAATTTTGGCTTTATCCAAATGTATAAGAATTATTTTTATTTTGTGAAAACACCCAACTTGACTGTTCCATATTTGGTTTATTAAAATTTCTATAAAATTTGAACCTGCACCTTCAGCACCAGCTTCGGAGTTAAAAATAATTTCTGCAAATCTATACCAACCCATACCCAATCTGCCGATGGAAAAACCAGTGTATAGTTTAATGCCAGCAGATGGGTTTAATGCACTTATATCATTTTTAGTAGCGACATTTTTTAAACTGCCGTTTAAATCACTTATCTGCTTTGCAAGTGATCCATCAATATTCGGGTTCGCCTGCCGCGCATCAAGTGCGAAGCCTTCCTCTGTCGTAATCTGGTTGTTGGCAATGCTTTCCGGTTGCAGTGCAGTTCCGATTTTATCCTTTAACGTATCCGCCAACTTTATGACGTTTTTCACTTCATCTAATGTAATTGTGGTTCCATCCAAGTTAATGCTAAGCGTTCCACTTTCATCTACGCTCATGCTTTTTCCGTCCGGCTTTACAACTCCGGCATCCTCTGTTGTTGCAATCGCACTAGCACCGCCCACAATCGACTTAGACCAATATTCTGTATTGCTCGTTGCCGTTCCTGCTGGAACTTCCTTTTTTGCGAAATAAAGCGTATTGTTATAAGTCACTGCATCCAATCTCTTATATGTAACATCTGCGCTCCAATCGCCCTTTGGTACAATTGCTACTCTTCCTGCTATAGCCATTTAAGCCACCTCCCAATTTAAATTTCCGTCATTATCAACGACAAAGTTATATGCCGCATTGTCCGTGTAAATCAACTCCCCATCCTCATTCACATCAAATTCTGTCATTGTGAGTTTCTTGTTAATCTCGTTTTCAATTTCCTGCGCTCGGTCTGCGCTGTCCTTGGCATCTGTGGCGGATTTTTCCGCGTTGGTTTCGGATGTTTTTGCATTAGTTGCAGAATTTACAGCCTTGGAAGATTCCACTTTAATATCTGCAAGATAATCCGGACGCAGATGCCTTTCTTGGATACTTCCCTCTTTCACTATCGCCTTGACTTTTCCGTCAGATGTAAGTTCAAAAGCGATCGTATCGGAATCAAGAAATTCATATTCTGTAATCAGCGCAGACAAATCAACTTTCTGAGTGGTGCCATCATCAAGTGTAATAATCAGCTGTTGCGTCTGCGGATTGTACTTGAAGTTGACCGCCAACTTTTCAAGTTTGGTATCAATGACCGCCTTGGAACCGTTCATCTTAACGACCGTCAGCGTTCCGTTGGATTCATCCCAAAGGATTTCCTTTACAAGTTCGTTAGCTTTGGTCAAGTCAACTTTTGTGGTATCGAGTGCGCACACACGATCGTCGATTGCATCAATGCCACCCTCTATGTTGTTCAGCCTATCTCGATTGATTGCGGTTTTTTCACTTGGGAAATTCTCCCAATGCTCACGGCTATAGATTTTCTGATATGCCATCTGCTCACTTCCTTTCTAACGCGGATAGTCTGCGTTCAAAATCGTTACACCTGTTCTGCAATTTCTGTATCATGGCAGTATTTAAAGCGATAAACTCTTGGTAGCACAGCGTATACATATCATTTGCGCCACCATTTTGCTCTAAAAATTTTTCCCATTCCTCATTAGATTCAAAATCTTTTTCGGAAAATACTGCATGCTCTAGTCCGTAAAACTCATTTTCAGATATGCCACAACATTTCATTGCCTGTTCAACATCCTGTGCAACAAATCCAATATGCATTTTATCGTCATTTTCTATGAGCCGATATTTCATCGGTTGTAGCAACTCGAAAAATCTTTCGAACCTATCGTCCTCTAACAATTTTCTGAAATCTTTTTTCTTTCTACGGTCAGACGTTGTTTTCCAACCACCGGAAGAATACCCTCCGGCAAATGGGTTGGGGTTAGTTCCACAGTACACAGAACTAGAGCTTGGAATTAAATTTCCGTTGCCGGAAATATGTATATAATCACTTATTCCAATGCCTTGTAAATAATATGCGATTGATGCATTTACGCACTCCCTCGCCCTCTCTGCGCTTTCTGCGGTTGTTGCGCTTCCTGCGGTTGTTGCATAATCTGCCGTACTCGCATGATCCCCTATGGCATCTCCATTTGCGTCAGTAACAGATGACAAGTCCAACATAACATTCTGCAATAGCGCATTATTTCTTCCGTCATGCCCTAATATCTCTACCCCATATGCATCGCCACTGTCAAAAAGCAGAGAGTCTACTATATGCGCTCGTCCAAGAGCGTCCAGCTCGAAATTGTTACACTCTACAATCAATCTGTTTCCTCGCAACACGATTTGGTCGGCACTGGCATTAATCATCGAAACGACTTGGTCGTTTTCATCTCTACCTAACTTCAATTCCAGGGATGCGTCTAATTGCCCTTCCGCTTTTTGTGCACGATTGACTTCTGCGGAAATGTTTTTCGCGGTCTGCTCAAACTTGGTATTTGTCTGGTCTTCTAAATCCTCATACGCGGATTGAAGATGGTCTGCGTTCCTCTCTAACTTTCCGGTACGTCTTTCCACACTTTCAATCGTGTCTCTGATAGAGTTAACCTTTGCAGAGTGTGTCTGTGTGCCCTGTGCCGAGATTGAATCTCTCTTACTTTGCACCCCGGTTAAAGTGCGTTGCAATAGGTACGTTTCAACAATTTCTCTTGTGGTATTGAACCGGATGGGTTCGCCAAGTGTCAGACATGGATTGCCGACACAAGTGCAACTTTTAATCGGTGTGTATGCCGCCTGTTTCATAATCGGCAACAGGTTATTTGCAATCTGTTCCAGCTCCGCTCCGGTTTTATCTGATACAAGAAAATTTCCTGTAATCGAATAGTTGTTTCCGGCAGTTCCAACAATAGCACCGGCATTATCATTGCTTGTCTTGATTTCAAGCTGTGTGATTGCCTTACTTTGGAAGTCCTCATAATCAAACGTGATGTAGTGTCCGGTCATGGACTCTGTGTTTGCGTCAGACGGAAATACGTTGTCTGCCGGAAACAAATCTTCTGCCGGATAAAGTGCGCTTGTGATTGCTTTCAAAAAGACATACTCAAACTTGCCCTCTCGGTTGATATTTCCAAAACATCCGTTAATCTCACAGATTGCCGTTACAACGGTTTTTCCACTGATAGCGGACTCTTCTGTGACCGCGCTTGAATCGTCCGTCTGTGTTGCTACAATCGTCTTATTGACCGTCATGGAATCATTGACAAGGTTTGTTTCAACTTGAGCAATTCCAAGATGCGTAAAGAAGCTATCCCGGAACTTCTTTAATGTCATTGGAAAGCTAAGTCCTGCATACCAAGACTTTACGTCTGTATTGATAATGTCATACATTGCGTCATATGCCGTAATCTGACGTTTTGTACGGTCAGCCGTAGGAACATCGGATGCCACCTTAAAAACTCCGTATGGCATCGGATTTTTGCTATCTCCATCAATCGTTTCTTCGATAGAGATTGTCTTTCCGATAATGTTTCCTGCGGTGTTTCGCGCCGTGAATTTTACGCAATTCGCTTCGCACGCTCCAAATTTTAGTTCAGATTCCGAACAAAGACTTTCTTCAAGCGCAAACGTACCGATTTCAAGCATCGAATTGTCTATTTTCTGATTCGTTCCAACAACAGATATGACCATCTGCTTATCTGTCGAGGAATCCCAATACTTTTCTTTCAAACTGCTATTTATCATATACACCACCTACAAACGAAAATTTGATTGGGTCATATTTTATCTTCCCATGTGCCACAGAATAGAACGTAGGCTGAATATCAGCGATATATCCGTACTGTGTCACATATCCGCGTTTTTCCGGCACGTATGCCGTGATATAGCCGCCACGCTCCTTTGCCTTGGTATAGTTCTTTTCTATGTTCTTCCAAAAATCATCAAACTGCTTTTCGGTCAGCATGGCTTTGGTTTCAAACTCGACCTTTAAAGCTTTCAGTTCCACGGCATCACGATGCTCATATCCGTTTTCATCCGTCCAAGGGTCTTTGTCCTGCATATTTACATAGGAACTAAACGTATCCTGCTTTATTAAACTGTTCGGTATGGTATAATCCCCAAACTTTACTAAATATCCGCCATATCCCATCGTTTACCTCCTAAAAATGGGTATAAAAATAGCACCTACCGGTTTGGTAGATGCCAATAAAATAAGCCGTGTTTCCACGGCTTAAATATCATTTATCTTTCAATTTTTATTGCAACCAAGTATATGTATATGCTTCATCAACATATATCTTATAACTGCTCGGATAGATCGTATCGTAATTTGAATCATACGGAAAACTAAATGAAAAATAATCTGTATCTCCATTCTTTTCACATTCTGCATAATGATAATCATATTTGATCAAGTTGCCAGATGCATCATACATTACGCAAGAAATTTTTACAAATGAAAAATCTTTTCCGGAATCGTTTGTAGCTTCAACCGTAACATTATCTGCTCCAATGTCCGATTGAACCATTATATTACGAACATCACAAACAGCACTTGTTGCTTCATCAACACTCAACGACATTTTGTAGTTATCATAAGAAACATCGTTATAATCAGAGTCGCTCGGTGCGTCAAAATAAAGAACACATTCCTTACCGGATTCAAAAGCTCTGTTACAATCGCTTTTGCTATCCAGCATTTTACCGTTTCTGTAGTATACAAGTTTTGCGTCCAGATCAACAGTTACCTTGTTGTTGTTTTTCAAGATAGCAGCAACTCCATGACCACTGTCTTGGTATTCTATAGAAATATTTTTCTTTGCTTGGCTTGCATTAAAAGAAGAAACAACGGTAACTTTACATGAAAGACTTTTCTTTCCTATTTTCGCCTTTACATATGCCGTTCCTTCTCCAACCGCTAAAACTTTGCCTTTCTTAGTTACGGAAACAACATACTTATTTCCACTACTCCACTTGACCTTTTTCTTTGTCCCGCTAACCTTTAGATTTGCCGTTTCTCCAACCTTCAGATTAATAGTCTTTCTGCTTAATTTGATAGTTGCCGCCTGCGCAACAATCTGTTTCCCATCTGCATTTTGGATTGGCATAGACGAAACCAAAACGGCAAATGCCAACCCAATCGCTACTAATAATTTTTTTGTGTTTCTCATAATGACTCCTTTCTTGTGATATGATTTATTTAGAATTATATCACGTTCAATTATAGAAGTCACTAAAAAACATATACATTGTCTCCGGTTCGATTGTAATGTTCTCTACCATAATCCCTTGCGGCTTTTCCTATGTCGTTTGTAGTAATTCCGAAATTTTTCTGTAAAATAGCTTGTAATAACTGATTTTGTTGTCGTAGTAAGGAAACCTCTTGCGCAGATGTTGAATTGATAGCATCTTTGATTCCGGTAATCTCCTGTCCTCCGGCAACGGCTGGTTTTCCTCCTACCGTTCCCATAATCTCCGGTATGCCGTTTTCTCCAACTTTTGCGATACTGTATTTGTCCATGAATCCGCCTGTTGCATATGCCTTTACTCTAGGAAGTTTCACTTCCTTAACAAGATCAACGCCGCTCCAATCAACTCCTGCTACTTTAGCAGCAACCGACACAACGTTATTAAATCCGCTTAGCACTTTATTTACTCCGCGTATCAGTGAGTTTATTGCGCTTTCAATTCTTGCAATTACACTGTTCATCGCCCCGGAAACACCACTTTTTACGCTCTTCCATAAATTGCCGAATATTCCAGCTACACTTTCTTTCATCTTCGAGAAAGCATTTTTTATCGGGGTGGTTACATGTTCTTTAAACCAACTAGAAACACTATTCCACACACCGGTTATCGCTGTCTTTGCCGAGCTAAATGCTTTCTGAATAGATTCTTTTGCTGAACTAAAAGCATTCTTAATAGGTGTTGTAACATGCTCCTTAAACCAACCGGAAACCACCGTCCATACCGATTTCACAGTTGTCCATAGAACCTTAAATGCGGTTGATACTGCCGATTTCAATAATTCAAAATTCTTCTTTATTGGCTCTATTACCTTTGATTTAAACCAATCAGAAACAACAATCCATACAGCCTTGACAATAATCCACAATCCTTGAAAGATTTGACCGACTCTTTTCGAAAATCCTTGGAAAAATGAAACAATAGGAGTTATAACATTAGTATTGAACCATCCAGAAACTGTTTTCCATACACCGGATATATCTTTCCATAAAGAAGAGAAAAAACCGGAAACAGATTCCCATAATCCCTTAAAAAAACCGCTTATTGGCTTAATCACATTAGTATTAAACCACTCTCCAACCTTTGAAAATATTCCTTTGATTTCTTCCCAATGTTCCTTGACCAAAACAGTTATTGTAGCAACAGACGCAACGATTGCCCCTACAAGAGCAGCTATCGCAATTCCAATGCCCTCTATTGGTGCTAAAATTATTACACCGATTGTTGTTATTGCAACTCCAACAACCATCAACGCTTCGTTTAACCAGCTAAATCCATTTTTAAGCATTTGCACAAAATTATATATTGCCGTAAACGCTCCTGTTACAACGGAAACTATTCCTCCGATAGCTGATGCAACTGACGATATAGTAGAAGCAGAACCACCAAATACACTCGCAAGAGCTTCACTAAAATTCATTCCGCTAAATAGTCCTTCAATAACAAGTCCTATTTTGGTAACAAATCCGGAGATTCCGCGCTTAATTGCGCCAAAAAGTGCCGCTCCTATTGAAGTTCCTTTTTCTGCTCCAAGTGCAGAAACGATTGCACTGACTATTCCGCCCTTAATTAACAATCCGAGCTTGCTTAAAATACCTGCACCAAATATAACTTTTCCGATTTTCTTGATTGTTACTGCACCGATGATAATTGCAACCGTCTCTACATCTAAGTTGCTTAAAAACTCCTTTGCTCCGTTCCAAATATCCTTCCAAGAAATTTTACTTAATGCTGTCGTAACTGTATCAAACACGCCTTGCGCCCATGTGTTAAGCGTTTGAGCCAATAATGCAAAGTCAAAGTTTTGGAAAAACTTGTTGATTCCGTCTGCGATTGAATTTCCAAATTGTTTCCAATTAAACGTTGTGCCAAACGAATCCAATCCATGAAGCACCGTGTTTAATGAATTTGCAATCAGTTTTCCGGTTTCTCCGAAAAGCGTTGTACCTTTCTGACCCTCAAATAGCCCATTAAGGAATTTGGCTAACCCCCTTCCAAAGCCTTCAGCTTTTGCATACACTTTTTTCCATTTAATTTTTTTCATTGCGTTAATTAACGCACCGGAAATTGCTTTTCCAAGTCCTTCAAGGTCTTTTATGTCGCTTTTGAATTTCTTAAAGATGGTGTCAGTCTGAACTAGTTTTCCGGTATCTCCACCACCGGAACCACCAGAACCGGAACCGCCACCGCTTCCACCACTTCCAGAACCGGAAGTGTTATCTTTACTCTGCTTTGAAATAACCTTTAATTCATCAAATGCACGAGTTGCCTGTTGAATTTCCTTTTTTGCTTTCTTGGCATTCTTTGCGACATTGCCTGTGTTTTTCCCCGCGCTTCCTGCGGCATCACTTAAATCGTCCATGCCATCAGATGCGCTTCCAATATCGTCGGCAAGACCGCTGATTCCTGCCCCTTTGCTTGCTTCATACTTCCATCCGAAGATTGAACCTAAAGCATTTGTTACCATTTCTGCGAAGGAAATAACCTTCTGCAGAACTGCATTAAGTGCCTTGATAAATGGCTTAAACGCATTGATTAAACCACCACCAACGACCGCTCCAAGTGCTTTGAAGTTCTCTTTAAGCATGGTTATTTGGTTATGCCATGTATCTGCTGTACGTGCGAAATCTCCGGTTATATTGGTTGTATGTGCAAGTACATACTGATAACGCAACATAGCTTTTTGAGCCTGCGTCATTGATGAAATGTTCGCATCAAGCCCCTGCTTTAACGCCCATTCCTTTAATGTTGCCTGTGTCAAGTCGATACCATAACGTCGCATAGGTGCCGTAGTACCGGAAAATACAGATTGCAGACTCTTGGCAATATCTTCTTGACTCACATCATAGAAAGAAGCCATATCTCCGGCTAATTCTGTTAACCGGATAGACATTTTTGCCATCTGCCCTTGTGGAATATCAAGGGCAGTTCCCATTGCTTGGAAACGGCTTGCAAACTGTTTCGCAGACAATTCAGACATACCAAATTTTTCAATGGATGTTTTTGCGAAATTGTTAATTAGGCTTTCATACTGCCCGAATGTCTGTCTTACAACGTTCTCAACCTCTGTCAGTGAGGATGATATGTCGATTGCATCTCTAAGTAGCCTAAATGCTCGGAATAAAGTCCAATACGTTGCATACACTTTTCCGATTGCAGACGCAAGGGAAAATGACTTCTTTGTTACCATGGATGCACTTGAACTAAATCCACTAAATGAGCTTGTTATGCTTCTTGCCGCACTTCCTGCCGCTCCACCTGTTCTTGCTAACCTTGCAAGTGCGTTTGTCATGTCAATAATATTCTGGCTTACTCTAGGGGCTTTCGACAGTTCGGACATAAGCTGTCGCATAGCAACTGCAAGTTTCGGAATATTTTCAATCGCCTTGGTGGAACTCTGGTAGCCAAGCTGTTTGATTGCAGATGCAAGTTCGGTCAGACCCTTAACAGATGCTGACATTCCAGAAATCCCTTTTAATGCATTGGAAATCTGACGCATAGAACCAGCCGCAGCATTAATCTGTCTGCTGTTGATAGAGCCTAATTTGCTTATATTTCTTGCAACCGCAGAAAAAGTCCGTGTATCAATTCCACGCATTGCCGTCATTGCCCCTGCAAGTCGGTTTACTCCTGTGGAAAGGCTATTCAGATTTCCGGTGTTAAGCCCTGAAAGTGCGGAAGATAATCTTCCAAGCCTTGTCACAAGCGCATCTATCTGACCGCTTGCCTGTCTTGCCTGCGCTTGGATTTTTATTTCTAAGGTTTCTAATTCCAACAGTTACACCTCCTTTATTTAGTTTTAGAAAAAGGCGGTAGGATTTGACCCCTACCGCCCTTGAATTACTTTTTCAGTTTTCCCTTTTTCAGAAGAGACAGCATTTTTGAATTTTCCTCTGATGTAAACTTAAAATTGGAAAATCCGTTCTTTTTTGCGATTTCCGCGCGATGTTCTTTCGATACATCATCTTCCCCAACCGCTTTTAATGCTTCTGCGATTGAACCGGAATTTCCGGTATATTTCGGATAATACTTTCCTTTGCTTTTCTTTGCACCACCTACAACAATCACTGTATGTCCTTTTGTGCGTGTCACAAGAATATCTCCGTTGTAAAGTGTGTCTCCCTGTTTATAAGAGCCTACGTCTTTAAATAAGCCGGATTTCAGAATCACTGAACGTTCATTTGATGTATTGAAATCCCCCACATCCTTGCCAGATGCATAGATAATACAAGCGCGTACAAGAGAAGAACAATCGCATTCCGTCTTAACCTTTGTGTTAATTCCATGCTTAATGACTCCGTAGCGTTCCGATTGATCGTAGCCGATATTGTTATTGTCACACGCAATCTTCATAGCTTCAGCTAACTTCTCCGCAACCTTGTTATCTTTTGCTCTTAACACATTCCATCCCTTAGAATGGTTGTAAAACTTCTGTGTAGACACTTCCTGTCCGGTCTGATCTCCGGCCTTTCCACCAGAATAGCAGTTCCCGTGTTCATCGTGCCTAGCACTTCCGATAATTACTGCCATAGCAATACCTCTTTTCTTAAACTATCTTTGGCTTTGGTAAATGTGATTTCCTTGATTCAGCCGCCCATGCTTCTTCTGCCTTAAGCATTTCTCGTATCTCCGCATCGGGATCGTCCGTATTATGCTTTTCGATGGAATCATAGCAAGTTTCTTTCACGTACTTACTATTACCCTTACCGAATGTAGCATCTATTGCTGTCACAAGTGCTGATGTTGCATATCTGCCAAACCACATATACATTTCCATGTCGCGTTGCTTCCATTCTGCCTTATATGCATCCACATAAGGCTTAAGCAACTCTGGATTCATCATATCTATATCATCAACGGAAAATCCGTAGCCTTTCGTTGCCATAAGGTAAAACGGACGGATTTCCGCAACGTAATATTCCCATGTTAATTCTTGGCTTTCGCTTTGGATGGGGTCTTTTTCTTCTCCTTCTCCTGCTTCTGTGCTCTCTCCAACGACTCCATCATCTGCGCTAAAAAACCGTTTGTCATCATTTCCTTCTGCATATCAGCAAATAAATCCATGCAGTTAACCTCGTTTGTATCAATCGCATCATAGAGAATGTTGGACACCTTCTCAAGCTGCTCATCGTAGCCCTTGTTTGTTTTGTAATCATATCCAAATTCTTCATTGTGATGCATCTGCAATCCCACAAGAAGTGTCTTAGGAAGTGTTTCAAGAAGAATATCTTCCATAGAAGAAATATCTTCCATGTCCTGTATTTTCATAACATCCTGTAAGATATGTGATTTTAACGATGGTCTTGTTGCAAACTGAATTGTATATTCTTTTCCACCTAATTTAACTTTCATGTTTTACCTTGCCTTTCTGCCCTATATTGGCAAGGGGCAGTGTTGCCACCGCCCCATTGTTGCTTATCTTATTGCTTCAAGTTCTGCTATCGACCGTTCATCCTCGCCTACCGGTGCGGTCGATTGCTCGTCCGACAGGCTTTTTACCCCACCACTGTTACAGTGAATGTTCCATCGTTGTTATCAACGACCTTAAGTTTGTCTGTACACTTTTCAGCAGTGGTTGCCGGGATAATCGTTGCGGTCATTTCAAGAATTTCATCGTTGCCGCCTACATCGTTAGGCGTTGCGGTAACTGTTCCTGTTTGCGCATACTTGGCTACGCCACCAACTCCATCAGTGCCATAAAGCTGAATAATGTCAACTTTTTTGCCTGAAAGCTCATCAATCTTGTCAAGATGCGCTTTTTCAAGGTTTCCCGTGATCTCTCGTGCGTCCGCAGTTTTAATACCTTCTTCAAATGTCTGCTGACCATCTTCCATAGTCGTTGATTCAACTGTGTTTGGTGGCTGAACCGGAGAAGGCATCGACTTAGCGGCCATCAAGAGGTTGTAAGTTCCCGCAAAATCTGTCTGTTCATTTGTGTGCTCTTTAATAATCGCACGCGTTTTATAACTTGTTGATGCCATATTTTCTACTTCCTTTCTGCTTATAGCTGATCTAAATGCTCAACGTTTCCAATTACGCGAGTTGCACGGAATGTAACCGTTCGCACTTGCTTGGAAATTGTTGAGACTGTATCTGATACCTCAAACATTTGTTGTTTAAAAAAAGACACCGCATATAACGCGATGTCCTTAATATCTTCTCTTTTCCCTTTATTCGTTATTGTAATTTGAAATTTTGGGCGAATTGCATTGATTGTCTTTGCTTCATTAGTCCGTCCGGCTTCTGTTCCACCGATTTGTCTGATTAAAAGCGTCGGGAATGTTGCGGTGCCGCCCGATTCTTCATCTTGCGTCACTTTAATTCCTCTTACCTTGCTTTCCATGTACGATTTCAAAAGGGAACATAAGGTATCTTCAAAATCAAGTGCCCAACTATTTAACTCATTTTCCACCGAATACCTCCCTTGCAATCTTTACATACTGTTGAATAATCTGTTGTTCCGCATTATACATAGGCATTGTGGCTTTGATACCGTGGGTATAACGCCATGTTTCGGTCTTATCATCCCAATAGTACCAACCATCTTCAAAAGCGTGTATTTGCCCAGGATACGTGCCGACACCGAATCCAAGTTCCGGTGCTTTGGGGTTCTCTGCGGAATTATAAAAAATACCGGCTCCAAACTCTACCGCCAACAAAGTATAGAATGGTTCTCTATCTTCTGCCGTTACCGTTTTTCCGGTCGCAATGAGAATCGCGTTCGAGGTCATTAACTGCGGTGCTTTATCTACCCTTACCGTTATCGTGTTTCCTAATGGTGATTCCGATATGTGTTGTATTGCCACCGTCTGACCTATCTGTGCAAGCCTAGAAACAAGTAAATCGCATTTAGCCTGTAAACTATTGCGGTACTTTTCTAACTCCTTTATGGCGTCTTGTATGGATTTAGAGGATAATGTCATTGAAATAGTTTTCTTTGCCACGCAATCACCTACTTAATATTTTTCCGAAGCAAAAACAAATCCGTGGTCAGTCCTTCATCCGCAACGCCTTTTACGATGTAGTCTGCGGTTTCTGAATCCACAAGTCCATCATCAGTGCGTTTGACTTCCGAACGTTTCCACACCACATCGCCGGCTTTCAGTGGCAAATATCCTTTATCCGTGACAAGCTGACAGTATGATGTGCTATCATCAATTCCAAATTCTTTCACAAGGGCTTCTGACAACTTATTGCTGATATTGGCTTTGAATGTCGTAGGTTCTGAAAACCCTTCAACTTCCTCGCCTTTTGGAATCTTGTTGCCTTCGGAATCTAAATAAGGTACAAAGTTCCCATCGGAATCCTTGTACCCTTCATAGACAATATCTCCATTTTCGTCAGTTTGTGGGATGAATACCCTCTGACCGGATTGCGAATATTTCATTTCCTGCTTGTTAATGTCAAGCATTGGTGTTTTCCTCCGGGATTCCGGCAACACTTGTCAGAAGCGATAACACCCCGGCAAGGACTGATGCAGAAAGAACATATTTCCAATCCACAGCACCCATAAATGCCGCCGTTCCAATTCCTGCAATAGCCGCCTGTGCAACAGTCTTGATTGCTCGGATTCCGGCTTTCTTAGTCCAATCCTTCCAATTCCTCATGGCTTTTATCTCCTTTCCCTATATGAATCTCTTCAATCTCATGTTTCATTTTCGTGACCATTCCGTTTCCACCTAACGCATGATACGCATCATACATCTCACAGAAGTTCTGATAGGCATATGACGGTATTTCTCCTATTCTGGTGTACTTTGCATGGTATTCAATAAGTTGGACGCGCAAAAGAAGCATTGTTCCTTTACTGTTCGCATCCCTGCTTTTCTTTTGCTGTTTAAGAAGCCAAACTATATATCCAAGCACTATCGGAAGTGCCACAAGATAAGTTTGAATCAAAATACTTTTCATTTGAATCTCCTTTTGGCACACTGCCCACCACCGCTTAATGTGCGCCGCCTGCAACCATAATGGTCACGCTCAATCTTCTTTAATCACATTGCTTTTACAAACGGAAACACTCCAACAAAAAGGCTTTCACGGTCTTTCCATGTACGGCTCACACCGTTTTCGGAGAAACTTGCCATGTATGCTTCTCCTGCCTGCGACCGGTCGTACACTGCCAAATTGACCATAATGTTTTCATAGTTCTTAACATCACTGTCAATCTGGTCTTGCGTGTATGTGTCCGGATAGTTCCGTCTGCTGATAATCTCTTTCCTTGCCTGCTCTAAAAGCTGTTCAATCAAAGGGTTACATTCTTTTTCATCAAACACAACTTTATCGGACTTTTCTCCGGTCGTTTCGTCCTCTACCTCTTCTATATGAAATTGTTTTAAACGAATTTTTACTTGTTCGACAAGCGTGTATGACATAAGCGATCTCCTACAATTTAAACTTTGCAATCATAATTTCTTTCAGTTCCGCACCGCTTGTCGCTTGTGCGTTTTCAATCCCCTGCTCCGTGGCAAGTTTTTGCAAGTCTGCGGTACTCATTCTGTTGATTTCGGTCTTTGTATACCCAACGGAAGATACCGGAGAATTACTCTCCGGCATTTTTTCTCCTGCCTTGTACCATTTTCCACCACATTTAATTGTGTGTGTTGCTACCACGCTGGATCACCTCCTACATAACTTTCATTACAACAACGCTGTCCATTCCCTCAAATGTTGGAAGTCCGATCATGGATACTACGCAGTGAGTATTGATTGGATGGTTTGTAGCATATGTGTAAACAGAAATACCGGTTTCTACGATAGAAAGGTTTCCGTCTGTAAGACTTCCGCTTCTTTCTTCCGGTGTCTTTCCAAATACATAGTCACCAAGATAAACTCCGGCACACTGACAAGATACAATTCCTGTTGGAATAAAGTATTTTGTCTGACCGTCAGCCGGATCAACGTATAACTTATCGTATACCTCGATCTCAATTCCGTAGCCGCGCAGATATTCAGTTACCTGCGACTGCTGTAAACGAATACCGCCTGTGTATGCAGTAATACCGAGAACCTGTTTCTTTGTATCCTCTGCCTTTAATACCATTTCCCATGTCTCTGTGTTCATACTGAATCTTGTAAGAGAATATCCGGTTTTCTTAGCAAAGTTACGTCTTGTCTCGATAAGATCATCAAGCGGTGTTGCCGTTGCCGGAACGTTCCACTTATCGGCTTCACCTGAAATCTCAACAAAGTGATCTTTCTTGTGTGCTTCGCCAGCATCTGAGGTGTACTCGACTGTGTACTTCTTCTTTCCGATATTTACATCAATCTTCGGTACACCGTCAGCCGGTGCAAGCAAGCTCCAAATCTGTCTCTCTGGTACGACTCTCGCGCCCTCGATCAGCATCATAGGCTTTTTGCTGATCTCACGAAGTACATCATTTGCAAGAGAAGTGTTCTCTGCATTTCTGTAATTGTCGTATTCCTGCTCCTCTCTCTCTGTTACCATGTAGGACTCACGATAGAAAGGCATCTCGTTTTGGATATCAGAGAAACCGCCAACATCTCTCAACTCTGCCTGTGCATCAAAGTTAGATGCTTTCAGTGAAACCGGAAGACCGCTCTTTCCCTTAATAAATCTAAGGTCAAGGCTCTCCTGCTTTCTTGTACCAAATTTCTGTCTGCCGAGATAAGGTTGAGAACCTAAAGTCTTTTCATAGTTATTCCACATTACACCGAGACTTCTTGCGGTAAATGCTTCTGCTAATGGTAATGCCATAATTTACACCTCTTTCTTTAATCAAAAAAAGTAACTCTTGGGGTTTTGGCTTTTGCCGTTTCCTCAACAGTTACTCCGTTCTTTGTAAGTTTCGCATTGTCGATATCGCCCGCGTAAACGTAAGTTCCCGGTGCATCCCCCATCGTTACGTCAACATCATTAAGCAGATATCCGACACAGCTTTCATCGTTGGATGGAAATGGTGTTCCACCTTTTACGATCTTTCTTCCGTTTGCGTCTGCGCTTGTTACCATTGTCTGCGGAACAATACAAGCGGCTCCCAAATAAGGGAAATGTTTTAAAATACCAAGTTCTTGAGTAAAATCTCTTTCAATAGGCTTACCCATGATTTTTACCTCCTAAATTACATAATGATTTTTTTCTTCTGCAGTAGCCGAATTGCTTCCAAAAGTAATCTTTTCAGCATTCTCGACATCCGCTGTCTTTTCGTTGTCTTTATTACCGCCAGCCGTGCCACCGCCCGGATTCGTACTGCCATTTGCAATCTCCTGTTCCTTGGCTTGCGCTGCGGCGGTCTCTTTTTCAGAGATAATCTTTCCAAGAACGTCATAATCAAAACTGCCATCGTCTTTTACGATTTGTGCTGCCTGCTCTGCGGTAACATTAAATTTAGATGCGGCATTGGCTCTCTGCGTGGCTATTGCCTGCGCTTTTTCAAGTTCCGCGATTCTCGCATTGGCTTTTTCGAGGTTCTTATTTGCCTGCTCGACTTCCGTGAGCTTTCCCTGTTCGATATCATCGAGCTGCTTCTGCAACTCTTCAGCTTTGTCAGCCTTTGTCTTGTACTCGTCAACCTTTGCTTTGGCTCTCTGTACGGAACTTCCGTAATCTGCCATGATCTTGTCTGCGTTTTCCTCGCTTAATCCCATAGCAATCAGATCTTCTCTCTTCATTCATTACCTCCGATATGTCATACGAATTTTTATACGGTGCAACGACACCGAACGACATTGTTGATTTTTACGCTCACAACTTTGCGAATTTTTATAAAATAAAAACAGCCGCCGATTACTCGGTGACTGTCTTATCTTTGTTTGTCTGGCTCTGTGTGCCATCTGTATTCATTTTATTTATCAACTCTTGTGCTTTTTGTTCCTGTGCTTCTACATCATCAATGGTTTTCCACAGATTATCCAAGTATGGCTTTGACAACAGGAATGTCTTTTCTGCATCTCCCCAAAGCCCGACAGATTTAATTGCCACAAGCGGATGAATACCAGCTTGTAAAAGCTGATATAATGTCTGCGACTTGGTGTACATATTGTCTTGCGGGCTATGGTTAATCTGAACATCAAAGTCCCGCAAACTCAATCCCAAATCGTGATCCTGTATACGAATCACATTCAAAACAACTTTCGCAAGTCTTTTTTCAGCCGACTTTACAATTGGGTCTTTCAGTTTGGCTCTTGACTTTGAGAAGTCCCATCCGTTTCTAAGCTCAACCGCCCCCTGTGTATCTCCACCGGAATTATTGTTGTTCTTATTCGGTATGGCAAGAATGGACTGTGCATTATCCCATAAATCATCCTTTGCAACCTGGCACTCTGTCTGATTCAACTCTTGTGTCATAATGTCAACATCTGATTTATTCTGCTCATTGTTGGATTTTACCGTCAGCGCATGGGAAATCTTCATTTTTTCAAAGGTTTCCGGGTCAATGTCGCAATTTACAAACTTTATCCAAAACTGAACAAACTGCTCAACGCCATCCATTCGGTTTGACTGCATTGTATTGATTGCATCCAATAGTCCGATCACAAGCTCAATATCAGAAATGCGCTCATGGTTGTTCGGAAACTCAACAATCGGGATTCCTCCAAAGCCATGCAGTTGCCAATCTCGAACCTCTCCGTTCACAATCTTACACTCGTAAGAATCCGTGTAGCAGAGTTTATACATCTGTCCATCGGCATCCTTAAGCTCTTGGATTGCTAAAAGTGGTTCTTCTGTGGAACGGCTGTAGATAACAAACGTGTTCATTGGTGTTGGTGCAACAATTCTAAATGGTATATCTCCATTTTTTGTAATCTGTACCGCCTTAAATGACGTTCCGGTTGCTGATTGCCACTCTCCTGCCTTAATGTCCTTTTCCTGCTTATTAGCATCGGTCAGATAATCGTTAAATTCATCAACCGCATTGTTTATACGGTCATCGTCTTTCCTGCTGATAAGCTGAATTGGCTCACCGTAAGTCTGACCAACCTTGAATTGAACAATCTCATAGGCATGGTTTTCAGGCACCTTATTGGTTATATCCGCATTTTGCACCTTTGTTCGGTACAATACAGGCTGATCGCCCTTGTAGTAGTTCCACAGATACCGAATGATCGTCTTGTTGAAATAAAATGCACCAATGCAGTTTCCGACAACATTTACGATATTGTCTGCCGTAATCTGTTCTACGTTAGCATATGCAATTTTTCTTCCGTATCTTCCTTTTACAAGGTCATGAAAATACTGTGTATTCATATAAATAAAACTCCACTACTGCAAGCGCGTTTTGGTATTGGCTTTGTTTCAACTTTGCCTGTTGCCACGCGATAAATCACAATATGATTGCATTTTTTACATTTACACGGATGATCTATCGTAGATCTCCCATCGTAATGTCCGGCAATTCTTCCGCAATCCGGGCAATATATAGTTACTTTTTCCATAGAAGTCTCTTTCTTGTAAATAAAAAACACCGCCATTTCTGACAGTGCTTTTTACGGGTTATATGCTTTTGGGGTTGTAGGATTTTGTTTTTTCTACTCTTTTAGTATACCATGCAAGTTTTAGGAAATGTTGTGAAAGAGTGTGAACTATTGTGCAGTTTTATGCACTCTTTTCAGAATAAAGCTCTCCATAACGTCTTTCAAACTCCTGCAATGCTCTTTTTCTAAGTTTCATAATGTTCCTGTATGAATATTTCATCTCAACGGAAATCAAGTTCCAATCTTTTCCATTAACGTAGTGTGATGAAAGCACGATATACACATCTGTATTATCCATGCTGTCAATTTGCGATATGATAATTCGTCTTTTATTAACCAATTCATCTACAAGCGTCTGGATCTCATTCTGTAAATCAACAATTTTCGATACCGCGCTCCCCATTTTGTCGGGGTTGCCGGATGATTGTACATCTACCTCTTTTGGAGATATGGATATAGATGTTGCCATATCGGATAGCCTTTTGATTTCTTCCAGCTTATTTGCAATCGCATGGTCGATTCTACTTATCTGTGAAAGATATTTGTCTGTTGTCATATCCTAATACCTCCTAAATGGGTTTACTGCCGCTTCTACCTTTGCGGTATTGTTTGGGTTCTCTATAAACATTTCAAGCTGGGTTAAACCGTCTGCGGCATCGTCGTGTTCATTACCGCCAATACTTACAAACATAGAAAGTTCATCCATCGCCGCTTGATATTCGTCATTTCTGTAATATCTTGTTACTCCAAGATCTGAATCTTTCTTCATTTGTTCCTGCGTCGGTCGGTGCGTATCAAGAAATATGAATTTTCTCTTAACATCCCCGGAATATGCTATGATCTTCGATAACTTTTCAACCTTATTTGGTGCTTTTCTACTTGTGCATGAGCATTTATAGTCCTGTTCCTGCAACTTTTCATCTACATATTGGCAATACAGATCTCCTCCGGTATTTCCCTCAAATCTTGTCTGCCGAATCTCATTCCCGATAATTCGTCCAACAACAAGAGGGATTGTTACCTCTTTCGTGCCTTTGTTGAATACCCAATCGTAAATATAAACATCTCCGTTTTCATATTCTGCCCCTATCGGCATTGACAAGCTATCGCCGCCGCCCCAGGCGACATCCACAACTCCGATGCGCCGGAAATCTCCATCCGGTAGGATTCCATTAAATAATCTTAAATCTGTATAAAGCAATCCTTCGCGGACATATGGTTGCTGCATAAACTTAGCCATCCATTCGGCATTGTCAAGCTTATCTCTCATATCTCTGTAGTATTCCGTGGAAAATCCGTTGATTTCATATGCGAAATTGCTTTCGTCATTTTCATTAAGTGCCGGAATCTTACGGAACCGGTATTGCGGATCATGCTCATATTGCTTTCTCATGCGCTCTAATGGATCTAAAACATTCCAAAGAGTACCAACCATCAATTCTCTTGCACCGTCATTTTTACGGTCAACCATCTTGTTTAGGTACTCTTGGTATGTGTTTTCCATTCGAGTAGGGCTTAATGAATGCTCACGATCGCGAACCAAGTCATCGACATACAAATATCCGTCTTTTGAAACATCGACCGCTCCTGTCCATGTTCCATCAATACCACGGCACGTTACGGTTGCAAATCTGTCCGGATCTCCAAGCGTGATCGTAAATTCGTCCGCGCTCTTGTCTGTCGGAATTGATGCGTTTGCGTATTCCGGATGCCAATAAGCAAAAAGTTCCGCAAAGGTATATTCTTCCGTGGTAAAAAGATTCATCAGTTCCTTGTAAAATCCTTTTGCCAAAATACCAGAGTGACCACCCATAGCACTATGGCTGTTTGGTCTGCGCAAAGCCACCCACGCAAGAAAGAAAATACAGATAGTCGATTTACCGACACGCGATGGCATTGACAATCCGTAAAATTTAATCTTTCGGTTTTCCAAATCTTCAAGATCGTTGGCGACTATATTCAGCGTCTTGCGGCGCGGATAATAAAACCGTTTGCTCCAATTTCTTTTGCGCTCCATAAAGTAGATGAAGCTCTCGAAACGATAAAAGCTTTCTAACCGCAAGACTTCATAGAACTGATCCACAAGTTTGTATCCGCCTTTAATGTCGTGATTCTGCGCATATCGTTCAAGTTCCCATATGCTACCACCCGCATTTTTCTGCGTAAATTCGTTGATTAAAGCCTTTGTTCTTTCGGTTATAGTCAATCCGTAGTCAACATCTTTTTCCGTCCGAATTGCCACATTGCACGCTTTCAAAAGGGCATCTATTACCTGTTCATCAACGCCTTTTCTCTGTATGTAATTTTCATATCCATTTACTGCATTGATTAACTGCTTTGAAGCCAAATAAAAAGCACCTCCGCAAAAAGCAGAAGTGCCTTGACCTCTGCCTATAACTGTTTTAGGTTAGCGGCTACAATCAATCTGTAGCCGGTAATGCATGTTTACAAAATATTCATTTTATTGAACGTAGAAAAGATTTTCGGGGCTTGAATTGCAAGCCAATCAACCATTTCCTCATTCTTTGCCCATGCACCATTGTAGCAATTCGAAGAATCAGATAAACCACTTTCATTGAAGAATGCATGGATAATTTCATGCCTTAAAGTTCTTTTTCGGTATGATTCTTTCTCTTTCTCGTTCATATCTGGAAAGTACTTTTCTTCCGACATGTCGGCAATTACGATCAGCTTGCTATCTTCTCCGCAATATCCTGCAAGACTTTTTTCCTCCATGAAACTGTCCTCTGATACTTTGTGGGTTTCAATTCTGTATTCTGTTCCAAGAATATCTATTTTCATCGTATCATCACAAATAAGAGACTCGTTCTGTGATGTTTTTATTCCTAACTTGGCTTCGTCTAATTCTTTTCGAAGTCTTTTTATTCCTTTTTCCATTTCTTTAATTGCGCCTTGGTACTCCATGTATTCGCTCCTTAAAGTAAAGTAATGTAATGACTAACTGTTTGTTAGCCGGTAATATGCGTAGTCAGTAGTAAAAGCTATTCTTAGCACACCAATATTGTGCGCACCTCTTAGTGTTTCGGAAATTATTTAAAGACTATTTTCTTGGTCTGATTATCTCTCTAATTCATCAATTCTGTTTTCAAGTACATTTATGTACTCTCTTATCTTCTTATCATCCGAAGGAAACTTCGGTTTCCTATGCTCTATTATCCATCATATAATTTCACTGTTCCATCTGAATTATAGATAGGCGTGATTCCAAATTGATAACCACTCCATTTTACAAAATACATTACTTTTGTATTTTTATCATAGAGAACTTCGGTATTATAGTAATCGTCTTTATAAATTGTCACTAAATCTATATATTTATTTGCAAAGTAACTACTTTCAGGTTCAATATTACCTTTTGTACATCCGGTCATTCCCAAGCACAATGTCAATCCTAATGCAATTGCTATAATTTTCTTCTTCATAAAATCTCCTTTCAATTCATGCATAACACTTTTTCGCAAACATCAATACATTCTTTTCTCTTCTCATCATTGGCACACTTGCCATCTGCGTTGTATCGGCAAGAAGTCAGATTACATTTTTTATTTACATAAGCATTATTCACATTATCAATCCATTCACGAAACGGAATATTGTTGATTGTGGCATTGTCTAATACCGTGTCAGCTATCTCCTGTACCATTTTTCTGTATTGAAATTCCATCATTGTTGCCCTCCACAATTCCGTCAATTATCGCTCCTTCGAGCAATTCTCCAATGCTTATATTTGTCCTGTCCGGCATTTGTTTGTATAATTCGATTAATTGTTGCTTTGTCAAAGGTTTCCAGTTTGGATTATCTCTTTTGCATTTAAATTCTGCTACTCCTAGACCACATACATATTCTTCATTTCCATTTGCATCAATGGAAGTTCCGATACAAAGGTCACAGTTCATTATATGCTCGCAAGGTTTTAGTTCGTGGCTATATCCACTACAAAGCATTGTGTTTCGATATTCCATAACTATTCTACATCCCCTAAGTATACAATATGTAACCTTTGGCAACTGCATTTTACCCTTTCTTTTGCTTCGTCAATATCTTTACAAATCCATAATGGATAATTGCCAAGTTCAAAACTAACAACTGCACATCTGTATTCTGGATAGTATCTTTTCTTAACTTCTTTAGTAGTTAAGCGTGCATACTTTCTGTGTTTCGCGCTTCTGTTGCACTTTATGCTGATAAAGTCTGAATAAAATTTGCAGTTTATAAGATTGATTATGATTGCGCACAAAGCAAGAATAATTACAGTTGCCATAACAATTTTATTCATAATATCGCCCCCTTAAATTCTTGCAACTACGTGTTCTTTTACGATTTCTTCTTTTTCTTGGTCTTTTTGATAGTTGGTTAATATTTTTCAATTGTAATATACCATTTTGTGGCACAATGGGCATTCACACTTGTAGTTATCGCCTTCCCTTTGATCTCCACAATATTCATATTCAGTCTTTTCCGCTTCAAAAACGGTTTTGCAATTCTTACACTCAAACTGCAAAGGCTTTCTTGCGTATCTCAAATCGCCATTTCTAATTATCTTCATTTCCAATGCACCTTGAACCCTTTCTTTTTATACTCCCCTACGGCTTTTTTAAGGCTCATATCGTCCTCATGCTTTTCATTCAGCATAATCACCACATTATCTTTTTCGATGCCGTATATGTTGCAATTTGCAAGTTCCTTAGCCGTTCCAAGGATAGCTTTTGCCTGCTTGCGGCTCATTTCATAGGTTTGGGTTCCCATATTAACTGTCATTTCTCATAAACTCCTCAAAATCTTCCATACACTTAGGGCACAAGTCGTATACAGTATTAAAAGTGCTGTTCTGTGTAATCAAATTTCCGCACAGTTTTCCTTTTTCAATTTCAGCACCACACCTATCGCAAGCGCGCCATTCTTTTTGATGTTTCATATAAAAACCCTCACTTATCACATTTGATTCCCGGAATGAATGTTCTTTTACCTATACAAGCGTCTTCAAAAGTCGTAGTTTCTATTGAACATCCGCAACTAGCCGGGTCTAATGGACAATTTTCATGATTAATACATGTGCATAGAATTTCTTTTTCCCGCTTCATCATTCCACCAACTTTCTGCCGCAGATAGGGCAAAAATTAATTTTTACGGCTCCTGCAACCTCTTTTCCATCGCTATTGTCGAAAATCATGTTATTTTCAGCTCCAAAAAGAACTAAATTTCCTTTACCATCAATGATTTTCTTTTTATTCCGACAAAAATCACACATTCTTCCGCCCCTCCCCTTTATTAAATACCACGTTTTCAAATATTGCCGTTTCCACCTTCTCCGGCTGACTTTCTGGAACGTTCCTTGCCGGAATCTGTGTAAATAGGTATTTGCAATAAGGGCACCTATCAACTTCGGAGTCAAGTATTAGCATTCCACAGCACAAGCAACTTGTCATAATTCACACCTCAATCAAAGTAAATTTGCGTATTGTTTTTGGAATCTCACGATGCAAAATACCATTTGCATCATAATATGGCTCGATTAATAGCTGATTGCGTTCTACATTTCCTAGATATACTCTACTTGTTTTTCCACCAATCGTAATTTCTCCGAACATTTCCCCTATTTCAGCCTTGAATCCGCTTACATCATATGGAGTTTTGCAATAAGGACACACCTTTTTATCGATTTCAATCGGTGCGCCGCAATTCACGCAGTTTTTCATATTTTGTACCCAAATCATAGCAAAAATCGGAATCCTCGTGAGATTCCGTGTCTTTTGTTTGATATAAATATTACACAATGTTTTTTATCATCGAATAGCGGCACAGGGAATCGAACCCTGTCAGCCAAAACCATGCCAACCGTTTTCAAATCTGCAATTTCTAATCACGGAAGGGTTTTCTGTTGCCAATTATACCGCTACCATCCATAAGTCTCCCATCGACCTGAACTATTGCAGTAGTGCCAGACTAAGTGGAGATAAGGAATTGATGTGGCGTGGATTTGCACCACGCAGGAGTGTACAATCTGGTCATCTATGTTGTCGGTTTCAACCAATTCTCTACGACAATTCCGTTTACCTATTCCGTCACACATCAACACCCAAGGCATACCTAGGATTTTCGCTCGGGCAAGAGCGCAGATACAAGGACTCGAACCTTGACAACGATTTTACTCGTTGGAGAGATTAGCGATCTCCTGTGATACCATTACACCATATCTGCATAGCTGAGCAGTTTCCGTTTTTTACTTGCTCCACACTACCCCAAGTGCAAGTTTCTTTTAGTCAGCGGTTGGCGCCATCTTTTGAATGGCAACCGCTCAATCCAGTTCCCTGTGCTAAGTTTAACCGGTATATTGATTAGCACCTGTATTTCTGTAATAAACACACTAGGGGTGTACTGGCAACATCGCCCATGATCGGTACGAGATTCGAACTCGTGTTGCCACCGTGAAAGGGTGGTGTCTTACCGCTCGACTAACCGATCATAACCGCCACGAGACGGTTAGCAATATGTTTTACGTGCTATGCGTTACACGATCATGTGCCGTTGGATAGACGCATGATATAGACCAACCGGACGGTCTCGCACCGTCCTTAACAGAAAGCGTCCTAGTTGGTGAAAGGAGAACCCAATGCCTGAAACAACGTCAATGGGTTCATATATGCCTTATTATGAATAAGCATATGTTGACCGCCTACTTGCAAACGGTCAAGCTGGGCTACCGGGATTCGAACCCGGAATGCAGGAATCAAAATCCTGTGACTTACCGTTTGGCGATAGCCCAATGTTTTTTCGTCCGCGAACATGATTCAAGCGCCAACGCCCAACTGCCAAGAATCATTGCCCGCGGACTTAAGCTATACCGGATGCTCCGATTTCTCGCTCTGGTGCTCGGCGTCACTATCCAGATTGAGTAAATCTCCGGCGCTTTCCGGTTCCTTTGATTTTGTTATATGTATTCTTTCGACCACGCTCAAAATTGGTGGCAGAAAGTAAATACCAAATATCGAATCATAAATTACCATCTATTAACTCCACATCAAAAGTATGTTAGAACCAATTAATAGCGAAAGTGAAATAAATCCAATAACTTGTGCTTTGTCCTCTTTTCCCTCTATCGCAAAACTTAAAAATAATACGATCAGCAGAAAATCAAGCGTTGATATAATTGCTTTGATAATATCCATCTTTTACACCTCCGGCATATAATAGGCAACCTCTATGACGTTATTTTCAATCATCTCTTTAAGTACTTCTTGTGCGCGTTCATGCGACTCGTATTTTCCAATCTCAACGTCTCTTCCGTCAATGTGAAGATATATGTATTCTCCCCTTTGCGCAATAACGTGTGAATCGAAATCGAACACAAAATCTTTTTTCTGTGAAACTACTGTCATTGTCTCTTTCCTTCCCATTCATCGCATACATGGTTAAATTCTACAAAATCAGCAACATAATCGCTTTCGTCATTCACGCAAACGTAACCGTTTACCTTGTCGTATGAGCCATATTTACAGGTGCCACAACATTCTTTACACTCTGTCATTACACATCGCCCTCCGCCCTGTGATTTGCTTTTTCAGTATCAAAGCCTTCTAGGTAACGCGCCTTAAGCTTGTCTACATTCATTTGCATGATCTCATCAAGGCTCCAGCCGAAGGATTCGCAAATCATTGCAAGATACCAACAAATATCGCCTGCTTCTTTCTTTGCGTGGTCAATATCAAGCTGTTTCTCGTGGAAAATCCATTTTTTGATTATGTCGTTAAATTCTCCAACTTCACCGGATAGTCCAAGGCAAGCATTAAAGATTCCGCCAAAATCAAGATGCTGTTCGTCTTCTGCGATCAAATTTTGCTGTAGAATATATTTCATATCGCACGTTAAAATATTTTCAAGTATTCTGCCTGTTGCTTTGCGATCGTTTGTCCGCATGGCTAATGACTGATACTTATTCCCGGTCATATATCATTCTCCTGTCCGAAACACTCTTTTTATTTTTAAAAATTTTTTGGAAATGTAGTTGCGATTCGCAACGTGAAAGTGAATTGTTATAAATTTATAATAGCCTATTTACGGTGAAAGTCAATGGGTGTTGTAAGTGGCTTTTTATTTTTTGAGGTATTTAAGGGACTTAGTAGCTGCCCGGTGGTCCTTCTGTCAGACCCCTCCCCATGCATTCAGGACCATTGTTTGCTCTGCTTTTCTTGACTTGTTTGCTTTGTTAGAATTGTTTATCATTCTCAAACACTTAGCACAATTCCATATGCCCTATGTATAACTATTCGCTTAACTCCACTTTTCCGAATAGTTCACGAATAGTTAAAACGCTACAACCCTTGATATTACTGCATTTGTGAATTGTAGAATAACCACACACAATTTAAACCATATTATTTGCCGCTACATCTGTGAATTGTGTGTCGATTGCGTGCAATTCTTGGCTCTTTTTCTCGTCCAGTCTTGGCAACTCCTGCGCTGTGATTGCCTTGCGTTGGGTGGCATTATCTCCAATTCCAGGCTGATTCATGCCGAATTCATTGTTGCCCACGAACATAGTGCCCACAGGGCTATTGGAGTCGTATGCACGATCAAGGATACAATCCTTACGAGATCGTTGCAGTTTTTGCCAAATCTTAAAAGCCACCGAACTTGATTCCTCATCTTTCCATAGGTCAAATGTTGTAGTGGGTATATTACAAAAATAACTGAATGCTACTGTACTCACCAACTTACTGTAAACATTGGATATATATATATAATAATCACAAAGTTTATATAATACCTCTCTGTCATATCTGTTACAGTTAGTCGGTATAGTTGCATTACCAAGAGGACTTAAACTCTTGTCCTTTAATACTTTAGTATCTGGGAATAGATGCATACCAACATACTGCATAACAGCTTTCCACTGTCTTTGACCAGCTTTTAACAGATCGTCAATGTGAAATTCTATGCAAGCGTTGTCTATTAAATCTTGCACAGTTGATGTGTATATCTGTACCGTACCCAGATCAACTATAAGCCTTGTAATATCTACACTCTCTATATCCTGCATATATTTCACACCTCCAATCTGTTAATCTCTCTGCTTTTGGTATACACTATTTTTGGGCTTAAAGTCAAGCCTTAATTTTTTACGGTGTTATATATACTTACACCGCGCGCGTATGCGGATATACACTTACTATAAACCTATAGGCTTTAAATACAGTATATTATTATTAATTTAAAAGATTAAGAAAAAGAGAGAGAAAGAGAAACATAGTTCTGAAAAAGCGACGTCAGACGATTGTCTCGCCTTATGTCAGACGATTGTCAGACGATTTTTACCAAAAACTGATACTATTCTATCATTTTGGAACTTGTCAAAGACCTAATGAACCTAGCCTTGTTTATAAAAATTTAAGAAAAGTTTTATAGTTTGTTTACGGTTTTTCGGAGATTTTGTAAGATATGCCCGGGCGCGTTGCTGATTTTGGACATGGCAAAAAGAAAAGGCAGCCGGAAAAGCTACCCTTTGTTTGAAAATATTTACTTGCGTTCTGTCCGATCTGATGATAGACTATAGATATGTCGCACGGCATGGATGCATGCCGTTGTGGTTCCAACAGCAATTCCGGCGGACAAGGATTGAAATAATTATATTCTCAGTGACAGAAAAAGAGTGGGTCGGATGCTTAATCTTTCCCACTCGCTTTTTCTCTGTCTTTAATATTTTTCTTTGCGTTCGGGAACGTTTCCGCGTACCACTCCAGAAAATTGCCAAACATTTTCTTTTCTGCTTCCTCTCTTACTTTTATCGCATCTTCTTTCTCTTGGAAACTCCCTAAATTATAATGTTTTCCCATAAATTCAATTTGCGCTATCCATCTGCCCTTGTTTGCATTCCAATGCACACCCTTATGACCAGATTTATTGTTTTTTGGAATTTTTGCGGTTAAATTATTTACATTTGTTCCGGCAATACAATAATTATCTACTATTTTTTTGCCGTAAATCTTCCCATTTTTTGAACTATTTTCCCTGCCAAGGCATCCACAGCTTGCCACGCCTCCGTTTTTTAAAGAGCTGGCAGATACTTTTTTAAACTTTCCGCAGTCGCACCGACATAGCCATATAACAGAGCCGTTGTACGGATCACGTTCGCTGGTTGCCTTTATCACTTCCAGCCGCCCAAATCTTTCTTTCGTTAAATCCTTTTGTTTAAATTGTGTCTTTGCCATTAAACATCCGCATCCCTTGCGGTGCGGATCGTCAAGTTGATCTTTGCGAATCCATTTAATTTTTTTGCAATAAGGGCATTCTACTTGTAAAAAAGATCGTCTTTTTTCCCTTTTGCAATCCAAGATCGGAAGA